AGTATTCATAAGGTCCGCCAACCCCTGTCTGGTACGGGTACGGCGGCAGAAGCGGGGTACGGCGGCAGAAGCGGGGTACGGGCGGCAGAAGCGGGGTACGGGCGGCAGAAGCAGGGTGGCGGGCCCGGCGGGTGGTCTGCGGGCCGGCGGCAGTGGCAGTGGTCCCCCGGGTTCTGCCTCCACCTGGTTCCGGCCCTCGCCGGGATGCCGCATCGTCTCCGCGGTCTGCGTGGAAGGTCTTGGCGGGCTTGACGCTTCGTCTGCGCTGTCAGGTGGTCCTGTGCCGCCGTTCAGGTTCGCCACGCACCTCGGTTCAGGCGTAATCCTGTATCACCGGCGATACCGGGTCCGATCATCCCTGGCTTCCGGGGCTCGGAACGTCCCGGCGGGTGGCTGTTGCGCGCACAGCTAGGCGGCGTATAAGGTCAGGTACAGTATACCAGTATCCTCCTACCGTCAGGGGTCCATGTGGCACGCCGGAGCTGTGCTCTAGACGGCTGCCGACTCCTGCTTCCAGCAGAGTCACGCCCCGACAAGCTCTACTGCTCAAAGAAGCATCGTGCGACTGCCACCAAGCAGCGGAAAGCCGCACGGGAACGTGGCGAACCGGTGCCTGGCAACGCCTCCGTCTCCTACAAGGATGCCAGCGAGTCGTTGGACGGACGGGGGAAAGCCCGGCGGGGACCTTCCTACCGGCGGTTCGTCCAGACAGGGTGGGCCGAACGGCTGATGGACGGGGAGCAGTCCCAGAAGTGGGTGGCCGGAGAGCTCGGCGAAAACCCTGGCACCATCTCCCGGTGGATGGCCGCCTACCGTATAGATCGGAGCGACGAGGCGGTACAGGAAGCCTGGGACGGCCCTAGCACCACAGTAGAGGAGGCCCTGGAAGACTTCGGGGCGTTCTGCCGCCGGTACTGGCCGGACGACCAGGTCACCGCCTTCCACATGGAATGGGCCGAAGACATCTCGGAGGCGGTCGACACCGGCGGCCGGACCATGCTGCTGGCTGCCCAGCGTCACGGGAAAAGCCAGATGCTCCGCAAATACTGTACGTGGCGGATCGCCAAAGACCCGGACATCCGCATCATGTGGGTGTCGCAGACCGCAGACCTGGCGAAACGGTCGGTCGGCTACGTCCTCGACATCCTGGGCGGCCATGTCAAGATGGCCGAAGAGATCCTGGGGCCCGGCAAAGAGTTCCGGCCGCCGCCACGGAACAACATGGCGTGGACGGCCGAAGAGTTCACGGTCGGGACACGAACCAAGATACAGGCGTCCCCGACGATGGTGGCGATCGGCAAGGGCGGCTCCATCCTGTCCCGCGACGCCGACGTCATCATCGTCGACGACATGCAGGAACACAAACATGTGCGGTCCCCTTCGGTCCGCACCGACGACATCGACTGGTTCTTCACCGACCTGATGTCGCGGAAGCTGCCGGCCACCGGGATGGCCGTCATCGGGTCACGTCAACATCTCCAAGACGTCTATTCGGAGATCCTGAAACGGGCCGACGACTGGACGGTGAAGGTCTACCCGGTCCACGACCCGCTCTGCACCGTCGACGAGGACGACCACAAGGCGCACGACAGTGCCGGCTGTATGTTGTGGCCGGACCAGTATCCACACGCCTACATGCAGGAACAGCGCGGCCAGCAGGGCGAACCGTACTTCCAGCGCAACATGATGAACAACCCGAAGAACGATGCGGCCGTCCTGGTGTCGGCTTCCGACATCGAACGGTGCCGCGACCGTACGAGGGTGATGGGGCAACGCCCGGACGGGGTGACCCGGCTGATCGCCGGCATCGACCCGGCCGAAACGAAGCCGGTCGCTGGCGTCCTGTGGGGGTTCGAACCCGGGTTCGGGGCTGACGGCCGCCGGCATCTGATCGACACCGCAGAGGCCGAGGCGGGGATCCGTGGTGGCCGGCACATCCTGGAACTGTGGCGCCGCAAGTACGGCTGCACCCTGTTCGTAGTGGAGAAGAACATGGCCCAGTCGTGGTGGCTGGACACGACGATCCGCGACTTCTGTTCCCGCGAAGGGGTACAGATCAGGCCGCACTACACCTCCAGGGTCAACAAGTGGGATGATGCGGCAGGGGTGACCGCCATGTTCTCCCGGCTGCGTACCGACCCGCCGACGATCACGTTGCCGTACGGTGACCGTGACACCCAGAAGAAGTCGGACCGTGTGGCGCAAACCTTCCTCAACTTCGACCCGGACTTTACAGGCAACAAGCACGCCGACGACGACCTGGTGATGGCCGCCTGGTTTTCGCATCCGACGATGGACACATGGTCGGCCAACCATACGGCGAAAGCGGTCGTCGAATACATGCAGACCGGCTACGGCCGGCGTACCCCGTCGCCGACCCGTCTAGCGGTGCCGGCATGAGCGGAGCAGCCTGATGTTGCCGAAGACGACCGAGCAGGTCCGTACCCGGATAGCTGCGCTGCGCCACAGCAACGAGGCGACGCTTAGTGACCGTCACCGTGTCCGTGCCCTGATGAATGGCGGCAAGGATGCGGTCTCTGTGCTGCTGCCCGGTCTCGGTTCCAACGAGGAGACGTTGCCGGCAGCCAACCACATCAAATCCGGGGTGGAACGGTTCTCGGAGATGATCGCCGGGGTGCCGTCGTTGCGTGTCGACCCTCCGGCACACCGCGACTCGGATCCGGCCCGCAAGGCTGCCGAGAAGCGTGAACGGATCGTAGAGAACTACGACCGGCTGGTCGGCCTGGACGAACAGGTGGAGCAGCTGTCGCTGTGGCTGCCCGGCTACGGGTTTGGCGGCTGGCGGCTGATGGAGAAGCGTGACCGGAACGGGCACCGGTATCCGGCTGCCGAACTCCGCGACCCGTACACGACCTGGCTTGGGGCGTGGGGCACCGACGGCAACCCGACCGAGGTCGCCTTCCAGTACCACCTGTCCCCAGACCAGTTCGCTTCCGCCTATCCGCATCTGGCCGACAAGGCGTACAAATATGCGGGCGGCCCGTATTCGGGCAACAGGCCCGGGTGGGACGGGACGCTAGGCGGGTTCGAGGTCATCGAATATCTGGACGGCTGGGGCATCTACGAGTCGTCTGACGCTTTCGGTGACGACCTGCTTGCCGCCCCGTACGAGCATCCGTTGGACCGGCCTCCGTTCGTGGTGGCGCGCCGGACCACGTTCGACGAGCTGAAAGGCCAGTTTTCCGACTCGATCGGGCTGGCTGCGTCGATGGCGAAACTGACGTTGCTCACCCAGATCGCCATGGAGGACGCCGTGTTCTCCCCGATCGTGGTGACGGGGCGGATGGACGGCGAGTTCATCAAGGGCCGCGACGCAGTCAACTATGTGGAGGACGGCGCCGCCGGCTACCTGACCCAGAACGTCCCCTACCAGATGTTCCAGGAGATCGACAGGATCGAAGCGCACCTTCGGTCCAACACCGGCTACTCGAAGCAGGCCGACGGTGAAAGCCCGATGTCGTTCGTGACCGGCAAAGGCCTGGAAGAGCTCGGGTCGTCCCTGTCCCGCCAGGTGGACCGGTATCAGCGGTCGATGGCCCGGGCGCTGGTCGACCTGGATGCGATCCGGCTCGAATGGGACGAGAACGCCTACCCGGACGTCCGAAAGACTTTGGACGACACGGTCCGTGGCAGCGACGGTGTGGAACATTATGTTCCGGCCACCCACATCGCCGGGCATTACGGCACCCGCCGGGTGTACGGGATGATGGCGTCGTGGGACGAGCCGACCAAGATCGTCGGCGGGTTGCAGCTGCTGTCGGCAGGGGTCATCGACCTGTCGACGTTCCGTGAGAACCTGTCCGGGCTGGACAACATCCCGCGGATCGAGGAGCGGCGCCGGAAGGACCAGGCCGAGAACGTCCTGTTCGAGGGGCTGATGGCCCGTGCCCAGCAGGGCGATCCGGCTGCGGAACAGCTGGCGTTCGAGGTGTGGCGGTCCGGCGACGTGAAGGAGGCGTTCGAGGCCCTCTACAAGGCGCAGGAGGAGCAGCCGCAGCAGCCACAGCTTGGCGGCGGCGGCCCTCCCGACCTGGATCAGGTGTTGGAGATGATGGCCGGCGGGGGTGCCGGCGGGCCAGGCAACTCGCAGGTGCTTTCCAGGCTGACCGGTGGCGGCAACGCGGAAGGTGGCGCGCAGACGGTGGCGGCTACCCGATGAGCCGTCTCTGCGCGTCACATGCGGCCGTGAACAGCCGCAGTGCCCCGAAGAACACGCCTGCCCCCAGGATGGCCTGCCAGAGGACGTTCCCTGCCATCCCGAAGCCGAAGATGAGGGTGCCGACCATGACGGTCAGCATCGCCAGCAGCTGTCCTACAGTCAAAGCCGTGTGTTTCATCGTCGTGGCCTGTTCACGGGGAGGTTCCCAGTATGGCACGTAACCGTGGACGGGGCGGCTACCAGCGTCCGGCCAACCCTGCGGGGGCGTCCGGTCCGGGCAGCCTGTCGCAACGGACCGACGGGGGGCCGTCCCCCGATTTCAGCGGTCTGCCGTACGGGGAGAACAAGGCCGTCAACGACCAGGCTGCTGCGGCGCCGGTGGCAGGCCGCGGGCAGGCTGGCGGGCAGGCTGGCGGGCAGGGCGGTGCCCCACGGCGGCCGGTGTTCGGCGCGACGGAACGTCCTGGCGAGCCGATGACTGCCGGTGTCGACTTCGGCCCTGGCGCCGGGCAGGCCCAGGGCGCGGACCCGCAGGCCGACGTGAGCCGACTGATCCGTGCTGTCATCGCCGAGAACCCGCAGCTGGTAGACCAGCTCATCCGTCTGGTCGAGGGGTAGCCAATGGCAGAGTTTTTCGTCTCCCCCGAGTCGCAACGGCTCGCAGACCAGGCGCTTCTGCGCCGGGAACGCGAGTTTGCCCGTTCTCGTGAGCAGGTCCGTGCCAACCCGCAGATCGCGGAACGGCTGCTGGCCGCAGACCAGCTGTCCCCGTCGACTTCGTCCGAACTGAAACAGGCGTACGCCCTTTCGGGGATGTCGGAGGACCAGTTCGTCGAGCTGGCTGGCCGTGAGCAGACGGTTGCCGGCAACGACGGCGGGCTGATGGCACGGATCGGTGGGGCGGTAGAGGCGGTCGGGCTTGGCTTCTGGGACCAGGCGATCAAACCGCTGGTCCGTGGTGCGTTCACTGTGGTCGACACTGCCAGCAAAGAGTTGCAACGGCCGATCACCGCCAGTCTTGCTACCGCTACCGGTGACGCCGACTCGTTCGGGGAGGCCTACCAGGATATCGGGAACACCCCTGGGCTTGTGGCTGTCGGCAACCTGTTCGACGACGACCCGGAGACCCGGTTCGACCTCGGCCAAGGTTTCTTCGCTACCGGGCAGGCCGGCGAAGAGTCGGACCGTCAGAACCAGCTGGACATCGCAGGGCAGCAGTCCACCTTTGGCCGGGCCATCACCGAGGTCGGCATCGGCGAGCAGAGCCTCTACCATCGGATCTCCGGCAACTATGCGACCCCTGGGGATACGGCCTACGACGTGATGGCCGGCATCACCCAGTTCGCCGGCGACGTCATATTCGACCCGGTCGCGCTCGGCACGATGGGGGCCACCAGGGCGATCACCGCGTCCAAAGGGCTCACCGGTGTCCGCACTCTCGGCAAGGCCCGTCGTGGCATCCAGGTGGGCTCCGGCAGGAACGTGCTGACCGGTCGGACGACCAGAGGGCTCAACGACCTTGCCGAAGACTTGGGGATGGTCTCTGGCGCCCAGCGCCGTTCGCTGCTGGCAGAAACGGCAGAACGCTACATCGGGGCCAACAGCGACATGCTCGACGAGCTGGCCGCAGCCGACCCTTACACGATCATGCGGCGGATGAAGACCGACCGGCTTGGCGCTACCGGCGACGAACTTTCCGACCTGATCGTCCGGCTCGGCGACGAGACCGACCCGGCCAACATCGCCGACACCCTCATCGACGCTGCCCGCCGCGGGAATGTGCGCGAACAGGGCTTCTACCGGGGGCAAGGCAGGTTCACCCCCAACATCAAAGAGTCCTGGCGGAACATGCGGCTGTCCAAGGATCTGCCTGAAGCCCGCTACGGCAGCATCAACCCGTCACGGACCGTCTCCCACCTTTCTCCGATGGAGGCGGCGACCGACGTGGATGCGACGTTGCGGCTCGCCAAGGTTGGGGAGGCGACACGGGCAGTCATCGTCAACAGGGCTATCCGTGCCCGTGACGGTGTGGAGATGCTGAACGTCGTCGACGACACGGTCCGTGCGATCGGCCGCCGTATGGAAGACATCGGGGTCAAGCAGGTCGACGTCGACGAGCTGATCGAGTCGAACCTGCGGTCACGGAACCGGGCGACCCAGTATCTGGTCGACGAGGCGTCCAGGCCGTCACCGCCGCCGTGGGCTACCGCCAAGAAGGTCACGATCCAGGGGGTCGAGGAGGAGATCGACGCCCCGACGGCGGCGATGATCTCCCATTTCAACAAGCAGGGTGTTCCGCTGCCCGAACCGCAGGATGTCCGTCGCGCCACAGCCAAACTGTCCGGGCTTCGTGCCGTCTACGCATCGAACGGCTGGTCACGGTTCGAGCACGCCTCCCGTCTGGGGTCCCGCTACCTGTTCAAGTTTCCTACCCTGTTCACCCGGCTCGCCTATCCGATACGGAACAACCTGGACAACCAGGCCCGTGCTGCTGCCGGCGGCTACCACTCGATTATGACCAACCCGGTCTCCTGGTGGAACCTTGGGGTCGGGAGAGGCAAACGCAGCACGTTTCTCGACCTCATCGAACAGGTCGACGGCACTCTGGCCCAGGGCCGCCAGTTCCGTATCGGCACCTCAAGCTACGGGGCGGTCGACAAGATCGAGGACGGCATGGCGTCGGTGCGGATGTGGGGCCGCGACGGGGCTGTCACCCGTGCGGTCCGGCCGCTCGACGAACTTCAGGGCGAGGTGACTGCTGTCACCAAGACGTTCGACGACATCGCCTACGAGACGGGGGCGCTGACCAAGACCGCATCCGGGATGTGGCAGTCCAGCGCTGCGATGAAAGCAGGCGCCTACAGGACGTTCACCAACGGCACCGACCCTGACTTTGTCCGGGCGTGGCGCACCCAGCTGGGCAGGTTCCACAACGACCCGGTCGCCCGTGCGGTCGCCGACTTCGACAGGTTCCCGAACCGTGAGGCGCTGGTCAACCATCTGGTCGACTCTGGCGCGATCGACGAGGTCGCCCGTCTCGGCGACGAAGCCAGCGACTTCTTCTACCGCGGGGCCGACGATCTGGGGGGCGCACGCGGGGCCGACGATCTGGGGGGCGCTGCGGCACGGAGGCCCGACCTTGCCCGGGTAGACGAATACATCGACTACATCGACGGGCACATCAAGCGGCTCACCAACGACGACCCTGGCCTCCGGTCGATGCTGGCTTCCGGCGACCTTCACGGTGTCCAGATCAACGACCTGGGGCAGAGCTCCCGGCTCGACCAGGTCCTCCGCGAACAGTACCTGGCCAAGGCTGCACCACGGTACGTGTCCGGCGAGGAGATCATCGTCGACGGGAACCGTGCCAAGGGCCTGTGGAAGACGGCGGCCGACGACTGGGTCGACATCATGGCGTCCCGGCCGGAAAACCATTTCACCCGTTTCCCGCTGCTCGCCGAAGGGTTCGCCGACGACCTGTCCCGTTCGATGGTTTCCCTCGGTGACGACACGTTGCGCCGCGACCTGGTGGAACGGGCCTCCAGGGCCGGTTTCGACGACGACCTGTTCCCCCAGATCGCCCAGGCCGCCCAGAAGGCGACAGGCCAGAAGGGTGCCGTCCTGGATGTGGAGGACGTCATCGACGCCGCCAAGATGCATTCGACCGACGAGATGCTGTCGGTCGCGTTCGACGCCACCAAGCGGTCCAGTTTCCAGGAGATGGCTGACGTGGCCGTCCCGTTCTGGGATGCTTTCGCCGAGGTCGGCACCTCTTGGGGCCGTCTGCTGCGGGACAACCCGGCAGCGTTCTCCCGTGGTACCAGTGCGATGGACAGCCTCCGCGACACGGGTGTCACCTACGTCAACGAGTATGGCGAAGAGGTGTTCAACTATCCGCTGGGTGGGGCGCTCGCCAAGTTTTTGGGGATGGAAGGGCAGGGCAAGCCACGGTTCGAGGGGCGGCTGACCGGGCTGAACCTGATGGTGCAAGGGTTCGGACCGGGGGTCGGCCCGATGGTGCAGTGGGGGGCGTCGGCCCTGCTGCCCGACTCCCCTGACGTCCAGTGGATCCGCGACATCATCACCCCGTACGGCACCGACGTCCAGGACGCTGGCGACCTGACCGACCCGGGTCTGCTCATCGGCGAGCTGGTCCCGGCATGGTTCGAGAAGACGATCAACGTCGCCCGCGAAGGGAAGTACGACGAGCACGCCTACAACTCGGCGATCGGCGATGCCGTCAAAGTGCTGGCCACCACCGGCGACTACGACCCTGCCGACCCGGACTCGATGGACCGGCTGGAGGCGGATGCGCAACGTGCCGGCAGGTGGACCATGTTCATCCGTTCGATGCTTCAGATGGGGGCGCCGACCGGTCCGGGTGTGACCTGGGACGTCCAGACCGACCCGGACGGAACCATCCACCGGCTCAACACGATGGCGTCGGCGTGGCACGAGATCCTGGAGGTCACCGGGGACGTGAACACGACCAACGCCGCTTTCATCGAGATGTACGGGGTCGAACCGTTCTGGATCACACAGGGCAAGACCAACCAGCTTCGGCCGGGCCCGCGAACCCGTGAAGGCTACAACTGGATCGGCCGCCACCCGGACGCCGCCGAACGCCATCAGGACGTCATCGGCTATTTCGTCCCACCAGAAGATGCGGCTGCCCCGCCCGATTACGGGGTCTACCGTGCCCGGCTACAGGCCGGCGACATCCAGACGCTCACCGCCGAACAGCAGATCCAGCTTGCCAACAAGACGAAGGCACGGTCGATGTATAACGTGGTCCGCGACCGGACCGAGAGTCTGCCGTCCGGTCAGCGGCGGCGGACCTTGTCTAGTGCGCGGGCCGTCCTCGACGAGCAGTTTCCGAGCTGGCAGTCGGACGTGCTCGGGGTCGGCGAGAAGCTCGACCGGGACGAACAGATCCGCCGGCTCGAACAGGCGGCGGCCGACCCGGAGCTGTCCGACTCTCCGGTGACCGACCCGTTGCGGGCCTACCTTGCGCTTCGCGGGCAGGTCACTGAAGAGCTTGCCAGGCGCCAGACGGCTGGCGGTGCGAAGACGCTTGGCGCCAGCGCCAACGAGGATCTGGCCAACTGGCTGTACGACCGTGGGTCGGCGATCTCCCAACGGGCGCCGGCGTTCCAGGGCGTCTGGCAGCGTGTCTTCTCTAGCGAGGTGGAATGATGGCAGACGACGAGCAGGTCGACCCTTCCGTGACGGGCAACCCTCTCGCCCCGGCCGGGGCTCTGGACTTCGCAGACCTGTTTGGCGCAGGTCCGCCGACGGCTGCGCCGGAACAGCGGGAGGTGATCGGCGGCTACCGGGGTCCACGGGCAGAGACCCGCTACCCGGACCACCTGTCGCGGCCTGGCAGTCCGGCCTACACGCAGCCGCGCACCTATTACGCCGGTGATGCGCGTCCGATACTGAGGGAGGAGCTCACCCTGGAGGACCGGGTCCGCCTCCAGCAGGAGATGGTCGCCCTCGGCCTCATCACCGGCGACCCGGTCTACGGGGAGCTGGATGACGGCACGGTCCGTGCGTTCGACCATGTGCTGTCGATGGCGAACGCGAAAGGGGAAGACTGGCGGTCCACGTTGGGGCGGATCGCCACCGAAGGTTTGAACACGGAAGGGTCTGCGGCGGGCGGGTTCACGCCGGAACCCTACCTGGCCCCCGACTATGCGACCCTGTCGCAGCGGATCAAGCAGACGTTCCGTGACCAGCTTGGCCGCGACCCTGACGGCTACGAACTTCAGCAGCTTGCCGGCGAACTGTCCGGGTACGACGCGCTCGCCCACGAACGGGAGCAGGAGTACGCCCAGCTGGCTGCCACCGGTGGCGGCAGCATGGAGGGGGCGACTTCGGTCGACCCGCTGGCCCGGTTCAACGAACGGTTCGAGTCGCTCTACGCCGGCGAACTTGACCTCATCGAAGACAAGCAGCAGGCCGTCGACACCCGTAGCCAGGTCCAGTCGGCTGTAGACGTCCTGTCGACCACATCGCGGGGAGGCTAGACATGGCAGGACGCATCGTCCCGGTCCAGGGGGCTTCGGCCTCACAGCTGACCGACACGTACGGCGCCAACCGTTCTGGTGGCCGTTCCCACAAGGGCATCGACATCTTCGCCGACCTTGGCACCCCTGCGGTCGCTGCGGCCTCCGGGACGGTGATACGTGCCGGGGACTCTGGCGGGTTCGGCGGGTTGCGTGTCTGGGTCCGCGACGACGAGGGCCTGTTCCACTATTACGCCCACCTGAACGCGGTCGGGGTCAACGAAGGGCAGCGGATCGAGGCGGGCCAGCAGCTTGGCACGGTCGGGCAGACGGGCAACGCGGCCGGCACGCCCGCCCATCTGCACTATTCGGTGAACCCGTCGCAGGCAACCTCGGAACAGGGGGCTCTCAACCCGTACGAGTATCTGACTTCGGCAGGGACGGTCGGTGGGACGTCGCAGGTTGCGACCCCCAACGCACCTGTCGCCGCGTTGCAGGAACGGCCCGAGGTCGGGCAGCGCAGGTCCCGTGACGTGATGGCCAACATCATGGCGTCGATCTCGCGGGCGGCGTCTGC